AACGGAACTGATTCGCATTCGCAACCGACAAGGCGAATTGACGCAGGAATACTGGCGACTGCTACGGCAGCGAGGGGGCGACGATGAGGTTAGGCGAACTGTCTGATGACCCGGAAGGCTTTTTGGGATGGGTGCGGAGGCAAGGGACGGGCGGTAACTCGGATGGCACGGACGCCACCGGCTCCTGGGAACCCGTCACCGCCCAAGCGCCGGACCCGAACACCTACCGGGACGCCTTCGATTATCTAGTACACACACTGAAGCATCACCACACACGACGACCCGGCATCCGGGAGGCGATTCGCAAGGCTGAGGCCATTGCAGAGCGGGGGCAGACGTGAGCAAGAATCTGAAAGTTAAGCGGGATGACGTGCGGTCCATAGCGGGGAAGCGGGTCACCTTTGACCGGGACCAGGGCTGGCTGTCCGGCATGTATTCCATTTCTTCGCCCAGCCAGCCGGAACTCCTGTGGCATCTTTCCCGCCTGGACCTGAACACCGTCTCGGCCTACAGCACGGACAAGCTCATCGACCTGCTGGCCGACCTATCCCCGGAAGTGGGCAAAGCCCTGTGGGACTTCCTGCGCCTGTGCAATCCTGGGTGGGAGATTGTGGCGTACCGCCCTGGGTCGAGCGAGTCCAGCGAACCGGGGCAGGCGCTCATCGGGGAATTCTTGAAAACCTTGACCCGTCTCTATGGGACCGTGGACGTTCCCATCAACGCCCTGTTCCTCAACGCTTTCCTGCGCGGCGCACTCCTGGCCGAGATCGTGCTGGAGAAGGGCAAGACCTTTGCAGACCTGGCGACGCCGGACCCGTGGGCCGTGCGCTTCCGCAAAGAGGAGGACCCGGTGCGGGGGCAGGTGTGGCGGCTGGGCCAGTACCAGAACGGCACATGGCACAGCCTGAACTTCGACACCATCCGCTACGTTCCCGTTGACCCCCTCTCCGGCAGTCCCTACGGGCGCAGCATCGTCTCGCCGGCCCTGTTCTCTAGCCTGTTCCTGATTTCCATGCTGCACGACTTGCGCCGGGTGGTGGAGCAGCAGGGGTATCCCCGGCTGGACCTGTCCGTGGACATGGAGAAACTTGTCGCCCTCATGCCCGACGACCTGGCCGATTCTCCCGACGACGCCCAGGAGTGGATCAATGCCGCCTTTGCTGAGATTCAAAGCGTGTACGGCAGTCTGCAACCGGATGACGCCTACATCCACGGTTCCAGCATCACCGTCAACCGACCCGTGGGGGCTGTGGGGACGGACAGCCTGGGGGCCATCGACGGGCTGATCCGGGCGCTGGAGCGCATGATCACCCGTGGGCTAAAAAGTATGCCGCTAATGATGGGCAGCAACGAGGGCAGCAGTGAAACCCACGCCAACCGGCAATGGGAGATCATGGCGGCGGGCATCAAGTCAATTCAGCATCTGGTTGAATCCCTGCTGGGCAACCTGCTGGAAGTCATGTGCCAGGCCAACGGGGTGCAGGCCACGGTGGAAGTGCGCTTTGCCGAACTGCGGGCGGCGGAAGAGTTGCGGGACTCGCAGGTGGAGGCTATGAAGATAGCCAACGCCAAAGCCAAGTACGACGCTGGCTGGATAAGCCAGGAAGAGGCGGCGCTGGAAGTGACGGGCCACGAAGCGGACGCCGAAGAACCCCGCTTCTCTGACGCCGGACTGGGGGCGCCGGGTAGCCTGCTCATCCCGGAACAGCAGGACGGCACGCAGCGCAGGCGGGGGATACGGTCCCGCAAGACAACCATCCCCACGGGGGCGAACAAGCCCTTGCCGCCGACGCCGGAGGAGGAATTGGAAATTGACGAGATCTTGGAAGCCCTGGCTGAGTGGGACCGACTGCACGATGACGAGTACGCCGGTCTGCTGGCCGCCACGCCGGAAGGCAGCCAGGGGGATCTGTGGGCGGCCCTGGCTGGGCTTGTCGTCGGCGGCTCCTGGGTCTACCGTTCCAGTACCCGGCGCTATGTGAACACGGCCACGGGCGTCAGCCTGACCCGTAACCAACTCATCGGACTGCGGGACGCTTTCACCCTGCAAGTGCGGGCGGAGGCGCGGGCCATCACAGGGGCCATGCTGGACGGTACGACCTCGCTGCAACGCTGGCTGCTGGACATGCAAGGGATGGTCCGCAACACGCACACGAATCAATTCATGCTAGGCCGAGGTGGGGTGGGCATGGTCATGGAGGCGGAACTGCCCACGGTCGAAGGTATCATCAACGGGCAGTATACCTACCTGCAAGGCTTTGCCGACGACATGGCGGCGGGCAACGTCAGCGACGGACAAGCCCTGGCACGGGCGCAGATGTACGCCGACGCCGGGACGCAGAGCTACGAACGGGGGGTGGCGCTGGCGTATGGGCTGCCGGACCTGCCCGCCTATCCGGGGGACGGGGGAACGGCCTGTAGAAGTAACTGCCGCTGCCATTGGTCGGTAACAGAAGACGAAGATAATTTTTACTGCTACTGGGTGATCACGCCCGGCGAAAATTGTCCCGACTGCATCGACAACGCCGCCCGCTGGAACCCGCTGATCATCCCCAAGACGCAAGCCCGCAGCCGGGGGGACCTGGACGGCGTGCTGGCCGGGATGGAGGACGGTCATGTCCACTGAGCAGATCCGGGACCTGTTGACGCAAGAGGCGGGGGGGATGCAGCATCAACGCATCCGCCTTCTGACGCTGATCGGTCTGGTGGAAGCGTACCTAGCCGGGGATACGAACGACGCCGAAGAGCGGGCGCTGTGGCTGAACAGGCGGCGGGCGTGGCTGATGGAACTGGCCGCCATTGAGATATTCCTGGGGCTACCCCGCAGCATCCCGCCCAAGGCGCTGAGGCGTGACAGCCGCATAGCCCACGGGGAGGACAGGCGCAACGGGCGGGGGCCGGATAGACGGGGGGCGGAACCGAGATAGAGGCGTGATTCTGGACCACTTGACAGAACCCACAAAGCCGTGCTATGATTGTAACGAACACCTAACCAAACACCTGCCCGCTCCCGGTTCAACAACCCGCGGCGAGAGACACAGCAATGTGTCACTCGCCGCTTTTTTTTGCCCTCCATCCTGGAGACAACGCCATGAATCTTGACAACCAGATTTTTGAACACCCCGCCAAAGTCCTCACCGTCGCAGAGACGGGCGACCTGCTTGCCCTTGTCAAGCAGAGCCACGCCCTGGACGCCGCAAGCCTTACCGAGTACCCCCCCTTCTTCTTCCGGGCCGAGATTTCCAGCGACCGGTTGGACAGCTACTTCACCCGTATGCACGAAACCTCTCTCGTCAACTACGCACAGGACGCCGCCACGGGCATCTCCTTCCAAAATAGTCACAACCACCACGAGATGGGCTTCGGACGTTCCCTGACGGGCTTGTTCGTGCCTGGGGAGGACGTGGACACCGTGCTGGCCGACTTCTACACCGTGCGGGGTCTGACGCTGAACGGCATCAACACGGACCACCTCATCACCGGCATCCGCACGGGGCTGGTGAAGGACGTCAGCATCGGCTTCTACGGGGGCGAATACATCTGCTCCATCTGCGGGCGGGACCTGTGGGATTGGGACTGCACCCACGTTCCCGGATTCAAGTACGCACCCCCTGACGAGAAGGGCAACAAGGGGGAAGAGGAACTGGCCTTCGCCTGGGTACGGGACGCCCATCTTGCGGAAGTGTCAGCCGTGTATGACGGGGCCACGCCTGGGGCGGCCATCTTGAAGGCGCAGCAGGAATCGGAGGCGGGTCGGTTATCCCCGGAAAAGGCACGGATATTGGAGAGTCGCTATCGTATCGCTTTGCCCGGCAAGCGCCAGCAGTGGGCCGGGGCCAATCTATCGCAGGAGGAATCAATGACGAAAGACACGAAGAACGAGAAGGACATGCAGGACCCGCAGGAGGAGGAGCGCTTTGCCGTCCTGCAACGCATGGAGAGCGCCCTGGAGTCCGTGGCCGGGGCCAACGTGGAGGCGAAGCTGGCTGGTCTGCTGGCCGAACGCACGAGCACCGCCCAGCGGGTCAAGGATCTGGCCGGCGAGGTCGCCACCCTGAAGCCCCTGGCCGAGGACGGGCACACCTATCGGGCCGATCTGGTTTCCACCGCCCTGGCCGAAGGGGTTCGGGCCTATGGGGGGACCTTTGACGAGGCCACCTACCGCAAGCTGCTGGAAGCCTCGGATCTGACCGTGGTCAAGCGGCTGCGGGACGACTGGACGCTGATTGCCGAGGGTCGCTTCCCCGGGGGCCGCCAGACCAAAGACGGCCACGACGCAGGTGCCGTCTCCACTGAGGCCACCATTCCCGCTGCGGCCTATCGGGCCTAGTTCGCACGTATTTGCACGTATGCCTGCACGTATTCGCATGAGTTCAAGGAGCTAAACAATGGCAGATCCACGCAACACCATTTCGTTTGAGGGCATCGGGGAGGAGCGAGTCACCTACCTGATCGACGACGACACCATCACCTACGATGCCACCAAGACCAACGGCAGCGCCCAGGTCGGGCTGGCTGTCACCCTCAGCGCCGCCAGGACCGTGGCCCTGGTCGCCGACGCCGAAGCTGTGATCGGGAAGCTACTCCGGGTCGAGGCCGACGACAAGGCTGTGGTCCAGGTCGGCGGGTACATGACCCTGCCGGGCGGAACCAGCGCCACCCTCACCCTGGGTACGCCCATCGTTGGCGATCTGCTGGACACCGCCAAGGGCTACATCCGCAGCGCCGCCAGCGGTGCAGCCGCTGAACTTCTGGTGGCCAAGGGCGCCATCATGGACGCCAGCGTCACCACGGCTGTGGTCGTCAAGTTCTAGGGGCCGGGACTTCCCGTCAACCTTCTCAAGTTCTAGATTCAAGGAGACAAGCAATGGCAGACATCAGCACTCGACCCGGCCCGCAAGAACTGTTCCGGCAGTTGGGACCGGACATGTATCGTCAGGCGTACAAACGGGGCATGTCCCTGTCGGCCTGGCTGGAAACCCAGGACCCGTCTGGTCCCTACAAGGATGGGCTGGACGCCTTTTCCCGTGTGATGATGCAGGCCGGCATCGTCACCACCTCTGACCCCAATGTCGGCTATTTCGCTGACAAGTTCGAGCGTTTCTTCGAGACGCCTCAGACCCGGGCCCTGTTGCCCGAGTGGGTGTCCCGGCGCTGGAAGGAAGCGGCCACCGGGCGACCGGTGATGACCCGTGGGGTCTACGGCAGCGACGACTCCGTGGTGGGCAGCCTGTCCAATTCCTATGTGGACAACGCCACGGCGCGCTGGAGCCAGATGATCGCCCCGGCCATCCCCATCGCCAACCTGGTGGCTCTGACCACCCCCATCGACGGCAACACCTACCGCTCTACCTACCTGACCAACGATGCCACGGCGCAGCGCATGGTGCGGGTGGGCGAGTCGGCCAGCATCCCGACCGCCAAGCTGACCCAGAGCGACAAGACCATCCAGCTCTACAAGTTTGGGCGGGGCCTGCTCTCCACCTATGAGGTGCTGCGCCGGATGCGGATCGACCGCATCGCATTGCACATTGCGCAGATGGCGATCCAGGCCGAGACCGACAAGCTGGCCGCCATCATGGACGTGATCGTGAACGGGGACGGCAACCCCTCCACCGGGGCTACCAACTACAACCTGACCACGTTGGACACCGCCGCCAGCGCGGGAACCTTGACCCTCAAGGGCTGGCTGGCCTTCAAGATGAAGTTCGCCAACCCCTACAGCATCACGACCGCCCTGGCGACCGAGGCGACTGCGTTGCAGATGCTGCTCCTGAACACGGGCAGCGGCAACACGCCCCTGGTCAGCATCCAGGGACAGGCGGGCTTTGGCAGCTTCAACCAGATCAACACGGGTCTACGGGACGGGGTGGCTATGGGCTGGACCAGTGAAGCGCCCAGCTTGAAAGTCGTCGCCATCGACAATCGGTTCGCCATCGAGCGGGTCTACGAGATGGGGGCCAACATCCAGGAGACGGAGCGCTTCATCCAGAATCAGACCGAGCTGATCACCTTCACCGAGGTCGAGGGTTATGCGGTCATCGACCCGAATGCCCTGAAAACGCTCGATATCAACGCATAAGGGGGGAGCCATGTCCTACGTGACCGTGCGTAGCGCCACCGGGGACGACCGGGTGGTGCTGTGGGAGCGGGATCCCCGTCACCCGGACGGCGAGGTGTTCGTCGCCGGGGACACTCCTGTGCAAGCGGGCCTGACCCAAGCGGTGACCAACCGTATCCGGGACGGGCTGCTCGATGTGGTGGAAACGGGACAGGCGCAAGCGGAGAGTGAGGCGGGGCCGGAAGTGGGGCCAACCTCGCCTCTCCCCGCCCTGGCCGACGTGGTGGGCGAGAAAAACGAAGCCCTGCTCAACGGTATCCGCATCTTTTCGGTGGAAGAGTTGGCCGACGCTGACCCGGACCTGTTGGACGGTATCAAGGGCGTGGGCCGGATAACCGCCGACGACTGGATCGCCAAGGCTCTGGCTATTCTCAACGACAAGGAGAA